GCTCCTATGGGGCTGAGAGTATCACGAGGTTGGCGTAGCAGAGACCACCCTTCCGGCCTGCCTGCTCAGCGTAGGCGATCCGGTTGTCCAGCGACCAGCGGTCGGAGGTGATGGAGATCGCCATACCCGGCTTGATGAAGGCGGCACGGGCTCGGTGGCGCAGGCCGTCGGAGGTGATCGTCAGGCGCCGCTCAGGCTGGCTACGGTAGCGAGATAGCCACCCGAGAGACAGATCCGCGGAGCCGTCCGTGTAGTGGAAGTCGGAGCTTTCGACGGTTTCGTTTGCGCTGTAGGTGTTCCCGATTTGGGAACCGTACCGCAGCTGTGCGCGCCTCAGGTGTAGGCTCGTGCTCTCTCTGGTGGTCTGCCTGGTGGGCTCGCCGTGCCAGGTAGCGCGCCGCCTCCACTTGCCGGCGATCAGCCCGTTGGCGTAGTCCAGCACATGCCGGGAGAGCCTGGATTCACCGTAGGTCGTCTGGCCCTCGATGGTGCAGTTGAGCCCGTCGGTGAGCACCACATCCGCGTCGTAGTGGGTCGCGTCCAGGCGCCACATCACGGGGTAGACGCCGTGCGGGCCAGGCACCCAGGAGCAGGGGAGCCAAGGGAGCACGTTGTCGACCAGCCATGCCCAGGGGTCGCAGGAGCCGTCCCAGAAGCCCGCCAGCTCGTAGCGGTCCAGAGCGGGGAGGGCTGCAGCGGTTCGGCGCCAGTCAACGCGGACGTTCGACCATGACAGCGCGTGCCGAATGATCTCGCCAGCGCCGAGCATGGGGCCAGTGAAGTTGCGGTTGTAGGCGCTGCCGCCGGCGAAGGTGACGTAGTAGGTCTGGCCTTCTTGGGGGCCCAGATAGGTACCTGACACGGAGTCGTAGCCGATTGCAGTCCACGCCGTGCCGGAGAACCCACCAAAGCCGGTACCGTTGTACTTGCCCGCGAGGGCCACGATGCGCCCGAGTGCATCCTTGGTGAAGAACAGGTGCGCGTATTCGCTATTTCCCTCTGTGTCCCACACCTTGACGGCGTAGCGAGCAGATGGAAGCGACGGGGGGCCCACGAGGTCAGGCCAGACCCAGTGGCCCGCGATGAGCAGGTACAGCCGGTAAGAGCCCCACAGAGACGGATCGGACTGTTGGGCCTGGAAGCCTGGGAAGCCAGGAACGCCCCACTCCAAAAGCGTATTGTCCACCGCCACCACGTAGCCAGGGGACGCCGGGACGTCGGCCGGCGCCTGGCCAGCCCAAATCAGCCCCGCCTTTCCGTACACCTGTGGGTAGTTCTCTCCCTCTGCATTTGCGTCGTAGGCCCGCAGTGCGCCGCCGAACGTGTCGTCGTTGATCTGCATGTTCGGGGTCGGGTACACACCGGGGTGATCCGCTGGGTCGTCCGCGGTGACCTCCAGCCGCAGGGGTCGGCCCTGGTAGCCGTCGCTCTTGACCTCCACCGACCCGGACAGCTTCACCTCGCGATCTCCCCACTGGGGCTTCGTGGTCGTCGTGGCTGGGATGTCGATGGTAGCGATCTCGGCGGTGATCTCGCTGCTGAGGTGGTCCTGCGCTGTCAGCTCGGCGAAGTCTCCGGGGATGACGCACTCGACCGCCTGACTCTGTGGCTTGGCGATCCCGGTCAGCGGGGCCGAGCTGGAGACGTCCATCGGGGCCAGCCCGCCGCGGTAGAGCAGTGATGTCCCGTCGTCCACTACCTCGAGCGGCCTACTCGACACCCGCCACACCTTGCCGGCGTGGTCGATGGTCAGCAGCACCACAGGGGGCTGAGTGGGGACGGCCGCGGGCACTACAGCTCCTCCTCGAAGACCCACTCCTGGATCCTGCTCGCCTCGTCGCGCTCCTCGTCGCCGACCACGTTGTCGCGCTCGATCGATCCGGTGATGCGGCCGATCATGGCGCCATCTGCCCAGTGGTCCTCTCGGCCGATCCCTGCTGTGTCGATGGCAGGGCAGTAGCCGATCACGGTGCCGGCTCCCTTGAGCACGCGCAGCTGGTCTCCGAGGTCAACGGGGGTGGAGCGGAGCAGCGCCATCGGTGCGCCGCCGGTCTTGCCGGCCATGAAGTCCGGAGCATCGTCGTCCATGTCGTGCATGGACACAGGGTCGGACCAGCCGAGAGACCACCGACGACGGACGCCCGCGCGCACGTAGGCGGTGCGGGTCTCGTCCTCGGCCGTGAGCAGCTCGGTGTTCGGCTCTGTGGCGAGACGGTACCCCCAGCTTGGCGTCTGGCCCATCGCCCACAGCGGGCCAGCACAGAAGGTCCCGATCTCGAAGTAGGACTCAGGCGGATACTGCGGCGGGCTGTATGGGCCCGGCGCCAGGGACTCGAGCGGGGCGCGGATCTGGATGGCGCTGAACTGCTGGCTCAGGGCCTCGAGGTCCAGAATGAGCAGGGCGCGCCGGGGGTAGATGCGGACCACAGGGGCGGCGCCCCAGCCCGCGGCGCTTCGATCGATGACCAGCTTGAGCGGCACGGAAAGGCCGGCGGTGGTGTTGATGTGCCCTGGCTCGTTGGAGAGTACCCGGGCCTGATTCGTCACGAAGCCGCCCACGACCTCCTCCACCAGGCACCCGACAAGCTCGTCGCGCCTGATGACCGCGCTGTTCGCGTTGGCGCCCGTGTTGACCACCAAGGATCGGCCGTAGCGGTCAGCGGTGAACGACCAGTAGCCGACGCTCCCGGCGAGGTGCCAGGCCGCGGCGTAGTACAGATAGATCGAGGGCTGGCCGAAGTTCAACCCGTCCAGTAGCACGCCCCAGAACGGGGACAGCCCGCTCTGCGACTGCGAGCCAAGGGAGAACGTCCACCGGATCGTGCCGTCGTTGATCCCCAGGATGCCGGTCGCGCGGTGCGGGTGGCTGGGGCTGGGGCTCACGTTCGGCAGCATGGCCGCCGCTGGGTAGTCGGCTGTCCCGGTGATCTGCCATGTGTCGCCCACAGCGGCGGGGCCGGTGACAGCCGACGCCTTGACGCCGTGGCCCACGTAGACAGGGGACTCGATGACGGATCCGCCGTACTTGAGCCGGTCGGTCTGGTTGTAGAGACCCTGGCCGGCGTACTTGCTGGAGGAGATCATCCACTCGTCCCAGTACACCGTGGAGTTTGCCCCGGTGATGAACTGGACGCGCATCCCGGGATTCGCCGCAGCGACCCCGATGGAGCCGGATCGGGCGACCTCGATCCATGGGCGATCCGGGTCTGTCAGCTCGTCCTGTGACCCGAGCCCTGCAGCGCGGCCGTCGGTCCTCACCCAGCACACCACGTCGTTGCTCTCGATGGCCAGCCTGACCCGGATCCGCTCGCCCGTGTAGGTGTAGGCGGCGCCGATGACGACTGCAGCGATCACGTCGTACAGCGTTACCTGGGTCGTGGTGATGCTGACCTGGATCTCGTAGTGGACCGGGGTCGCGGCGCTGGTCCGCATCTCGATGAACGCTGTCCCGCTGTCCACCTCCAGGGACCACTCACCGATGATGCCTTCGGCGACGGTGGTGGCGGGCACGGTGTCGTTCGTCACGCTCGCCACGCCGCCTGCTACCTGAACAGAGCGGCCGGAGGTCAGGGTCTCTGTGGCGCCACCAGCGAGGGTCTGTGTCCAGATCCCCTCGCTCGGGAGATGCATCCCGCAGCCGGTGTACTCCCACGCGCCGCGCCTGACCGGATCCTGGCCGTTGAACAAGCTGGGCATCGGCACGGACTGCCAGCCGCCGAGGTAGATCGCCGCGTGGTAGTTCGTGGCGCCCGCACCGCCGGCCCGGCGCCAGCTGGTGATGACCACGGCCCTGCCGCGCTGGTTGACAGCGCAGAAGTTCATCAACTCGTTGTCCACTCCGACCACGCCGGGCCCAGGGATGCCGGTGTTCCACCACATCGAGCCGTTGTTGGCCGTGGCGGGGTACGCTGGGTGCTTCCCTGTGACGGCCCAGGACTCGGCCCCATCTGCGCTGCGGAGCACAGGGTGGCCGCCGTCGTCGCCGGTGCCGGGACCCGTGGGGCCGGTGCAGTGCCGGCCGTAGGCGTAGATCGCTTTGTCGTCCATCACGACTACCGCGAGCTCGCCCTCTGGGATGTACTGGTCTGCGCCCGCTCCAGGGTCGGTGTAGGTGCCCCAGTAGTTCGCGCTTGTGAGCGCGGCGGGGCTGCTGGTGTCGCTCCCGCTGGTCCATGGGTACGAGGCCGAGGCAAGGCGCCGGAACGCCGGCACGACGCTCGTGGTGCCGCTGTCGTACACCAGGCGGGACAGCAGGAACTCCCCGCGCCAAACCGTGACGTCGATCCATGCCCCGGCGTTGTCGGTGTCGCTCCCGTCGCTGGTCAGCACATGGGCGAAGTCACCGCCGCCGTCGTCGCTGTACCACTGGACCACGCGATCCCGCTCGATGTCCGCGGCGGTGTCGTTCCACAGCACATGACCGCAGAGGAGCACCTGCCCGTTGTAGTACGCGGCCCGCAGCCGGTGCCGACTCGTGATGGTGGCGGCGTCCAGCGCCTCCTCGAGCACGAAGCCGCTATCGGTCCATGTGGCGCCCTGGTCGTCGCTGTACCATGCCCTGACTTGGTAGTCGGTGCCGTCGTCGCCCCAGCGGTAGATCATCAGCCGGTAGCCGTCAACGCGCGGGATCCACAGAATGCACGGGTAGGCGTTGCCAACGGCGATGGCGTCAACGGCCACCTCGGCGCCCCACAGCTTCGTCGATGGGTCGAGCGTGCGGGTGTAGATCCCGCCGCCGATGTCCTGGTAGACCTCGACGATGTAGTCATCCGGCGTGGTGGTGGCGTGGTAGAAAAAGCGGGTGTTCACCAAATCGATCGGTTGCCATGCCGCCGGGGGCACGGGGAGATCCTGGCCCCGGCGGATCTGGTCCGTGTCGCTCTGCTTCTTGAACAACAGGCCCATCTTGTCCAGCACCGGGAGCCCGCGCCTGTTGGCGTACGCCTCGAGGTCTTCGGTCTGCTCGCCGCTGGCCCTCAGCGCAAAGTCGGTGCTCTGGTCGCGGATGGCCAGGCCTGTGATCGGGCTCGCCGGGCTGATGCTTGTGACCTTGGCGCCGCCGTTGTCGTACTGGCCGGAGTTGGCGGCGTCGAAGTCGAGGCGCGTGTCCGGCTTGATGACGGCGCGGTAGCGGTCTGGTACGTGGCGGGTGCCCATCAGGTGCTCCGGTATGCTTGGGACCGGCCCACTCTGCCGGCGATGCGGGTGGTCTCGGCCCTGGCGAACCCGCCGCGGCGCATCTCCTCGGCGACGGTGGTGTCGAACACCTGACCGTTTACCACGTTCTGCACGACGACCATGTTGCTGGATCTGCGGCTGTGCTCCACCTCGCTACGGGTCCTCACTTTCCCGCCTGAGTACTCCTCGCCAGGGTGGGTGGTGACGGGGAGCATGTGGGTAGTGCCGGTGCTCGCGGAGTAGCTCAGGTCGATGCCGTCGTAGGCGCTCGGGAAGCTCTTGGCTGCAGCCGCCACGACGCCGCCCAGTGCCACGCCGCTCTGGATGCCGGCAGCAGCCATGGCGAATGGGGTTGCTGGCGGTGGGACGGTGGATGCGTTGCTGATGGCCTGCGCGACGTTGAGGCCGGCGGCGATGACAGCCGCGGCGGACTGAACGGCCCAAGCCTCCTTTGCGTACTTGCCCTGCTCGCCTGACAGCCAAGACGCCATCTCGGCGATACCCTCTGCGGTGGCCATGGCCAGGGACAGCTGAGCCTCTGAGAGCCTGCGCGCGTGCTCGGCTTCCTCGTCGAGATCGGACATGTGCTGTGCGTGTAGCTGCGACCTCAGGTCTGCTAGGCGCTGCTCTGCTTCCGCCTCGGTGGCGACCATGGCCGCCTCGGTGGCGGCCCGGTCCATGGACACCGTGCCAAGCGCGCGGATCTGCGCGAGCTTGCGATCCCTGATCGCGATGATCCGCTCCTCGTCGCCCATCATCGCGAGGTTGGCAGCTCGCGTGATCTCCGTCAGCGAGTAGATCGCAGCGCCCACGGTGTCCGTCGCCGCAGCAGCGTCTTCGTCGTCGCCTGTCTTCCCGGCCGTGGTGGCGCGGAGCCCAGCAAGCGCGGCGTCCAGGTCGGCGGCTGCTGCGGCGCGGGAGGCCTCGGCGTCGGCTACCTCCTGCGCGGCTGCGGCGGCTTGCTCGTCGAGGAACCGCATCTGCTCGGTCTGGGCGAAGCGCTCCTGCTGGAGCCCCATCAGCTTTTTCGAGATCTCGGCCATCTCTTCCATCTGGTCGGTGCTGAGCTTGTTGCCCTGGAAAAACCCCTGAGTAGACAGCATCCGATCGCGCTTCTGGAGCGCCGCGATCTCCTTGTCGATCATCGCGATCCGCTCGTCGCCGGACGTCATCACGCGCTGCTCTTTCTCGATGATCGATTTCTCGAACTTGGCCATCGCGATCTGTGCGGCTGCGGCCATGGTTGCGATAGCGCCCAGCGCGATGGCGAAGGGGCCCAGGGTAGCGATCCCGGCCACGCCAAGCACGCGCACGGTGGTGATAGCGCCCTGCAGCGCGACGGTGAACTGGTAGACCTTCGCGGCCGAGAACGCAGCGATCGATACCGTGGCGATCTCGTCGAGGTACGGGACGACCTTGGACAGCATGGCCGCCATCGAGCCCGCGGCCTTGGTGGCGCTAACGAAGGCCTCGGCCATGGCGGGCCCGTCCTCGCGGATCCACTCGCTGATGTTGCCCAGGGCCTCGTCGGCGAAGGCGCCGATCGCTGCCTTGTTGGCCTCGACGGCTTCCGCGACGGTCCCGAGCAGTTGCGGGATCTCGGCCAGCAGATCCGACAGCGGCTCGGCGTAGGTGCCGTACAGCGTGATCATCAGGTCGGCGAAGGCACTCTGGACGATCTTGACCTGGCTCTGGGTGGTGGCGAGGATCTGGGCGTACACGTCGGCGGTCTCGCCTGCCGCCCCCTCGAGCGCGGTGGTGAAGGAGTCCAGATCGATGGTGCCCCGGCGGATCGCTGTGCCCATCCTGGCGATGTTAGCGCCCGTCCTGGTCCCGAAGATGCCGATCGCGTCGGTGGCCGACATGCTGTTGTCAGCCACTACCTGCATGATCTCGGCGAAACTGTGTGTCTCCGGGTTGATGTCGGCCTGGACGAGCCCGTATTTCTTCAGCGCGGCGGCGCTGGCGTTGGTGCCCTTCGCTGCCGAGATCATGGCCATGCGGAAGTTGGTTCCGGCCATGGAGCCTTCCAGGCCCAGATCGCGGAAGGCGGCTACGGCGGCGGTCGTCTCCTCGAGCGACATCCCGAACGACGAGCCCGCGGTACCGGCGATCTTCATCGCCTCGGATAGCGAGTCCATGTCCAGCAGCGAGGTACGGATCGCCTTGCTGTAGACGTCGCTGATCCGGGTGGTGTCGGCAGCCTCCAGCCCGAACTGCTTGATGGCCGACGCCAGTAGGCCGGCGGTCGACGCGATCTCTGCCCCTGTCGCCCCGGCCAGATAGAGGGCCGAGTCCAGTGCCGTGATGCTCTCCTGGGCGCTCATGCCCGCCTTGCCCAGCTCTTCCAGCCCCCCGGCGGCCTCGGTGGCGCTGAACAGGGTGGCCTTGCCCATGTCGCGGGCCTTGGCGGTCAGCTGGTCCAGCTCCTCTTCTGTGGCTCCGGTCATGGCGCCGACCTTGGCCATGGCGTGCTCGAAGTCGGAGCCCATCATCGCGGACGCCGCGCCGATGCCTGCAGCGGCGGCAACGAAAGCGAGAGCGGCAGCCTTGGCTGCCTTGTTGGCGGCGGCGCCGATCTTGCCGAATGCCTTGTCCCAGCTCTTGCGGGCCTCCTTCGCCGCCTTGCCCTGGTCCTTCGCCTGCTCCTTCGCGGCCTTCGTCATGTCCCTCTGAGCCCGCCGCATGGACGCCACCATGCGCTTGGCTTCGGCCTTCGTCGTCGTCGGCATCTCCTTGATGCTGGCGATCAGCTCGGAGAAGTCGGCTTTGAGGCTGGCGGTCGCTGTGGGCATCACTTCACCCGGTTCAGAGCGAGCTGGATCGCGTGGACGGCGTTGGACTCCTGACGGCGGAGCGGGGTGCGGACAATTGTGGCGAAGGCGCCTCGCGTAGTGAGCCTGCCGCTCGGGGCGCCGTGGCCGTGGATCTTGCGCATGTGCTTACGGATCTTCTCGTTGTCGATCGCGTCGATCTCGGCCTTGGTGTATTTGGAGAATTTGACCTTGTAGGCGTAGGGCGTCGGGTTTTCGATGACGACATCGGCGTACTTGGTGCTCAGCCTGGTGGTGACACGGAACGCGCGCAGGCTGGTCCCGGTCCTCTCGGGCCAGGATTCTTTCGCCTTGGCCAGGGTGCGCTCAGCGGCCTGCTGGAACTCCTGCACCACGATCTTCTGAGCCGTGGTGAGCATCTCCTGCACCGCGTCCATCAGCTCGGGGCCGATCTCCATCTCGACAGGGCCGTCCCTGACCACGATGCGGTTGCTACTCATTTCCGTCTGCCTCCCTTCTTGGGCTCGCGGCGCACGATCAGATCGGCCCTGAGTAGGGCCTGATCCTCGGTGTCCAGCGTGTCCCACCAGGAGGGAGCCTGACCGTGCTCGCGGCAGATGGTCAGGACATCGCGCATCACTCCCCCGATGGGGCCTCGGAGAAATCCCGCGCTGCCTTGACCTCGGCGCTCTTGGGCAGGCAGTCCATGACCCACCACAGGGTCGCCCAGCCGGCGGCCATGATGGGGCGGGGCTGAAGCCCTGCCTCGATCAGGTCGTCGTAGATGTCGGCGCCGTACTCCTCGAGGGGCTGGCGCATCTTCCACGGGCCTGGGCGTTTCACACCGGGCCATGTGAGGTCAGGCGGCCAGCACGCGGCCAGGGCTGCACAGCGCACCGTGAGCACGGCTGGATCGGTCATCGCTTCCAGCACGTCCGGGGGCATCTCCTGCTCTTCCTCGGGCTCTTCCGGCGCGTCCTCGTCCGGCTTGTGCTCGGTCATCACGACCATCAGCCGCTGGATCGCGGGGTGGTTGGCGATGCTGTAGCCGACGATCGCGCGTGGCCTCTTGAGGGTGGCGGGGAACTTTCCGAGATCGATGATGGGGGCGTCCATGTCTGTCCTCCTGGGCGCTGTGGTGGTCTACGGGGTGGGCACGTACTCGATGCCGTCCAGGGTGATCTTGCCGAGGCAGTTCCAGGTGAAGGACTCCTCGGAGGGGTCGCCCTCGGTGAAGCCGGCCTCAGCTTCGCAGTCCTCGAAGACCCAGGTATGGGTTTCGGCGTCGTAGTGGCTGGTGAAGGTGAGATCGATCGTGTCGATGTCGCCGGTAGCCGCGGTGGTGGACACGAAGCCGGCGGTACGGCCAAGGGCGAGCTCCTTCATGCCGGCGGGGTCGTAGGCCTCGGTGTACTGCCTGCTGACGGTGACCTGGGCGTAGGCCCTGGTGGTCATGCGGGAGCTGGTGCGGCTGCCTCGGCTCTCGTAGTGGGAGACGTTGCGCCCGTCGGAGCGCAGGCCAGAAACGGAGAGGTTGCCTTGACTGTACAGCAGGGTGTTGCTGTGGCCGCCGGCATCGTCGCCGGTGAGCGCGCCGTCAGCGAAGTTTTTGACGATCAGGGAAGCTGCCATGATTTAGCCCTCCTGGGCTGGCTGGGGCTACTGGGCGACGATGAAACCGAGATCGTAGTCGGCGGTGGTGGCGCCGCCGGTCTCGGTGATGTCGAACTTGGAGTTGGTGGAGACGTCGAGGCCGCCGGCGCCGAGCCCGAGGGCTACCCACTGGCCCTCAGCGAGCTTGATGCCCTCCGAGGCTGCAGTGAAGCACCCGAGCTGGTTGGCAGCCGCGCCGGTGACCTTGAGCTCACCGTCGGTGCAGAGCACCACGATGCCCTTGAGTTCATCGGCGTCGATGGCCTGACCGATCAGGTCCTCGAGGGATCCCGCGGCGATCAGGTCGTAGTTGTCCGTGGCGCCGGCCCCGAGGCCCGAGCGGATGCGCTTGTAGCAGCGATCCACGTTGCCCGAGGCGATGCCTTGGGTGAAGCGGTCGGACTGCTCGACGTTGCCCCGCTGCTTCCCGGTGATCCCCGTGGCGGTGTCCGGGGTCATGCTGGAGAGCAGCTGAACGATGATGGCGGCTTCGGCTGTGCTGGCCATGGTCTACCTCTCGCTAAGCGATGGTGTGAGCGTCGGGGGTGACGTCGTGGGTGTGGTTGCCAGGGGCGTGGACGTGGCCGGCGTCGGCGATGATCGGCTGGACGCGGTAGTCCACGACGAAGACCCGGGCGCCGTTGGGGACGCTGGTGGGGACCACGGTGCCGGTGCCGGGATCGGCGGTGCTGGGAGCCTCGAGGACACCATCGACACCCACGGCGTCGATGTTGGTGCAGACCGTGGCCAGCCCGAAACCGTCGCCCGTCTGGAAGTCGGTGGTACCCAAGGGGTTGAAGTCGGAACGGAAGCGGGTGATGGTGGTGAAGGCCAGATCGCCCTGGTAGGTACCAGCACCGGCGCCGCCCGTGGTGATGATGTCCTGGATGGCGTCACCGTTGGGATCCGTGCCGTCGATGGTGTAGACCACCGTGGCGGCACCGCCGACGCCCAAGACGACCTGTGCGGTGCGTGGGGGCACCATGCGGGTGAAGGGCCCCACAGCGTCGTCGATGGCCGCACCTGCGCCGTACTGGGCGATGTAGTTGGTGCCGGCCGCAGGGAGCACACCCAGAGACTGCTGGCTGCGGATCTTGCTGCTGGTGACGTTCGCAGTCCCGCTGGCGGTGTCGTCAGCGCTGGGGGTGGTGCTCGTGCTCGCGGCGTGGGCCTGGATGACGCCGATGCCGACGGTGCCCGCACCGCTGCGGTACATCACGGAGTAGGCAGCGCCGCCTCCGAGGTCGAGCAGGGCGGGGGTATCGGCGCCGGTGAAGTGCAGGACGTTGCCTGCGGCGCTGACCAGGGCGGAAAGAGCCGCCAGCATGGCATCGTAGGCCTGGACCCCGGTGCCGATGTCGGAGGCCAGCAGGTAGTCGCTGTAGGCCAGGCCGGTCGCGGAGCCGGCGGCGGCCTCGAAGCGGCCATCGGTGCCGCAGCGGTCGGCGGCCACGGTGATCTTGGTGATGGCCATTCCGAGGTCGCCGGCGTTGGCCACCAGCTGGCCGCTGGAGAAGCCCTCGACGGTCGGGGTGAGCTGGCCGCGCAGGGTCAGCAGGTTGGCGGCGTGGGAGAGCACCTCGAAGAGGCCATCATTCTCGCCGTCGTTGTCGCTTCCGCTGATCATCACGATGTCGTGCAGCGCGAAGGTCGCGGCGCCGTCGGTGGTGATGGTCGCATCGGAGACGCCGAGCACGCCCGGGGTCACGACGCCGGCGCCGGTGGTGGCGTCGGCGGTGGCGGTGGGCAGGTAGTTGATGACCCGGCCGCCGGTCACGGCGACGGCAGTGGCGTAGCCCAGGTTCTGGCTGATCCAGTTGGCCTCGAGCTCGATGGTCTCGAGCTGCGCCAGGATGCTCGAGCCCTGGACCACCAGATCGCCAGTCAGGAGCAGGCTGGCGAACTCTGGGGAGGCCGTGATCTGGATGTCCTGGGCGGTGTCGAGGCTCGGGTTGCCGGCCTGACCGTCACCGTTGGCCACGGTCAGCGATGCGGAGCCGACGACGATGGTGCGGCGGGCGTAGGTGTCGGCCGCGGTCTTGGCCAGCAAGCCGGCGGTGGCGTCCAGGGCCTCGAGGGCTGCCAGGTCGTCCGCCAGGGCGAGGGTGGGGTCACCAGCTACGCCGTCGCCGTCTGCGACGGTGATGCCAGCAGCGGGGGCTGTCAGGGTGCGGCCGGCGAAGGTGTTGGCCGTGGGCATGGCCAGCAGGCCGGAGGCAGGCAGTTGGGCAGCCGCCAGGTCCGCGCCATCGCCCAGGGGGAACTGCCCGAGGGTGGAGAGGTCGAGGGCCTCGCCGACGCCTGTGGCGGAGCCGCGGATCGCGTTGCCGCGGGGGAGAGCCAGGGAGGCCAGCGCGATGGGGCCGATGTCGATGGCGAACCAGGTGGCGCCGTCCACGGTGCCGTAGATGTAGGCGTCGACCGTGGGGGCGTCCTCGCGGAAGTAGATGCCGCGGACGTTGGTGCCGATGTTGGCGGTGGGCACGCCTGGGCCGGAGGAGACGTAGACGCTCTGTCCTGCGGTGCGGGCATCCTGCTCATTCTCGAAGCTCGAGAAGAGGAAGCCGTAGCTCTTGATCATCCGCTTTCGGAAGTTGGCGAGGACTTGGGAGACCAGGGTCGCTGGGGTAGCCATTAGCGCACTCTCCGGGGGTCACATGGTGAGGTCGGTGTTGTGGCGGACGCTGAGGATGATTTCCCCAGCAAACCAGCCATCGATGGACGAAAAGGACAGCGATGTGAGCATCAAGTGGACGCCATCGGCGCGGCCGCCGGCGACGATGCCAGAGGCCAGGGATCGGGCCTTGGAGAGCCCGACATCATAGGTGCGGACTTCGCCTTTGGCCGACAGCTCCCAGGAGAAGCGGATGCCGACGGTGCCGGTGGTGGGTGTGAGCCCTGGCCGGCCGCGGCCCGGGTGGCGCTCGCCCTGGATGATGGCGGACAGGTAGCCAACGGCGAAGGCGTTGTGCGCGAGGCTGTCAGAGTCGGCCAACCCAAAGCGCTCGTAGGTGGTCCTGGACTCGCGGAAGTCGCGGTCGACCATGATGTCGCGGACATGCTGACAGACGCCCTCGAAGGTATCGATCATCAGTAGCCCCCCAGCCCGCCGAAGTTGTAGCGGGTGTAGGGGGTGAAGCCTGACATGACGGTGCCCTGAGCGGCAGCCACGCGGGCGTCGCTGTCCGGGACTCCGTCCTGGTCCGTGTCCACCACGAAGCGCAGGCGGCGCCAGCCGAGCTCGAATTCCTTCTTATGCCGGTCGAACCGGTCTCCCCACACGTCGTCTGCGCGCTTCGAGAAGTCGGCAGACTGCAGCGCCACGGCGAGATCCATGTGGACCTCGCGAAACGCCTCGGGGGTCCAGATGGTCTCAGCCCAGCGGTTCTGGGACTCGAGCCGGCCCTGGATCCGCTTCCAAGCCTCATCGATCTTGGGCCAGAAGGACGTTTCACCCTCGGGGAGGTGGTAGGCGAGATCCGAGTAGAGGCCCACCAGGTCGGCGTCGACCACCACCGGGTAGAGCTCGTGACGCACCAGCGCGACAGGGCGCTGGATCTTGCGGGTCGATCCGTCGTCGAAGACCAGATCCCACTCCTCGCGGTAGCCGCGGCCGTAGCCGAGGGTTGCGGGGATGGTGGAGCCGAGCACGGGGTAGGTGCTGGACGCCCCGGGGGTGATGGCGCCGGTAGCCAGAGTGTCCTCGTCCTCGCCAGCCTCGAAGAGCGAGTAGGTGCCGCTTGCCGGGGTGATGGCGGCGCCTCGGTAGTACAGCTCCAGGCTCACCGTCTGGTCCGCGGCCCGCACGAGGTATCGGGCGGTTGCGATGCGCGGGGTGATCTCGGATGCTGTGCTCACGGTCTACTCGTCTCGGGGTGGGGGCTTGGGGCGCTTCTGGGCGTTGGCGTCGCCTTCGAGGCGGCGGCGGGTCTCGGTGGCGCGCTTGCGTGCCGCACCCTCTGGCATCCCGCCGCGGACGCAGCGCTCGACCACGCGATCGATGATGGCGCGGCCCTCGCGGGTCTCGCCGCTCATGCCGACACCTCGAGATCCTTGGGGCCGTCGTAGAGAGCCGCCGCGTTGGCTGCGGCCTGGTCCAGGATCTCCAGGCGGTGCTCGAGTAGCTTCCCCTTGCGGGTCCAGCGACTCTTGTCGCTGGCCTTGTCCATGGGGTGGGAGCGAGCGCGGTCCAGCCGCTGCTCGAGGTTGTGCCTGATGTCCTCGATCTCGTAGTCGTAGGGGGGCGGCACCAGCTTTCGCCGGTACAGCTCGCAGCACCACTGATGGTGCTTGGCGCGGTCGAAGGTGACCTGGACTCGGCCCGATGGGTACTCTGTGACCCGCTCGGTGTGCCGGTAGTGGTAGGTCTTGGTGACGTCCTCGTCGTCGGTGACCTCGATGTACTCCATGTACTCGGTGACCGGGATCGGGATGCGCTGCTGCTCAACGAGCTTGCCGTCGCGGAGCTTGCAGTCGGGCGGGCCCTTCTTGCGCTGCTTGACGTTGTTGCAGCCGGGCTGATCCTTGATCTGCTCGAAGTCGGGGAGCAGCACAGGCCCGACGCCCTCGACCTCGGCGATCTCGTAGTTGCGGCTGAACACCAGCCGGAAGGGCCACACGCGGCCGGGATCGTGCTTCGGCGCCTTGCCGCCTGCCGCCTGGGGGCGTGCGCGCTTGCGCTCGGGTTCGCGCCCTGCGGTCTGGATGTCGCCGCTCTCGTCGGGCGGCGGCGCGGCGGCCTTGTTCATCTTGCGTGCCATGCTCTGTCCTCCTGATGGAAATGGGTGGGTCTGGGAGGGGCCCGGAGGACAGCCGAGGCCATCCCCCGGACCCACCCGGAGACCGAGGCTACACGAGGCCCTTGAAGAGCCAGCCGTTCTCCTCGACGATGGCCGAGCCGTCGTAGGCGTTGCCGTACAGCTCGTTCGTCGCCTGGTTGGGGACTTCCTTCCAGCTGACCACCATGGGCACACCAGCGCTGCGGAGGATGGCGTTGGCCAGGACCGCAGCGGGGGAGCCGGTGGCGTAGCGGATGGAGCCAGGCAGCCAGGCGAACCCGGTGTAGGCCCCGGCCGCGGCGGCGATTCGCTGGGTGGTGAAGATGTAGATCGAGCTGAGCAGCTGGGCGGTGAAGCCGGCGGGGCGGAAGTCGAAGGCTCCCTGGATGTCGTCGCGGTAGCCCAGGGGGCCGACCTCGGAGCGCAGGCTGTCGCGGATGCGGTTCCACTGGCCCACGTTCCTCATCATCATCGCGATGGGCATGTCGGCGGTGGCGCCGGCCGCGGCGGCCAGGTCCATGATCGTGAAGAGGTCGTCCACGTCGTTGTAGGCGGTGCCGTCCACGCCGGTGGTGGCGAAGCCCTGACCGGTGGTGATCAGCTGGCCCATGCGACCGCGGCGGAAGGAGCCCACCAGGCTGGTGGCCAGGCGCATCGGGTCCACCAGGATTCGGCCGCCGTCCACGATCTGGGCGAACTGGCTGAAGGACAGCGCGAGGGCGCGGCGAGCGACCGCCACGTCGGCGTAGTCGTCGACCACGTTGCTGGGGCTGACGTCGGTCGTCTCGTTGACGGTGGCGTCCATGCTCAGGTGCCACCCGAGGTTCGCGAAGAGGAAGCGCAGGGTGTCGGACATGCTGCCGGCGACGTCGCCAGCGTAGGAGATCATGCCCGAGTCGTAGATGTCGAAGCGCTCGGTGAGCTGCTCGGCGGCCATCTGCTCGGCCAGGGTGATGTCGAGAAGCAGGCCGTCGGCGTCCATGCCGGACTGACGGATCGGGGCGGTGAGGGTGCCAGCCATAGCTGAGCTCCTGAAGCTGAGAGGGTGAGTCTCGCGTCAGGATCCCTGTGCGTTGTCGGGGGCCCGAAGGCCCGCCGGTTGGGAGCGCCAACCCCGGATCCGTTCTGCGGTGATGGAAAGATCGATCTAAAACTACTTGTCGCCGCCGCCGCTGTCAACCGGCTTGATCGGCTGCATCCCGTGGGCGGGGCGGTAGCGGGTGTTGTAGAACTCGGTGGCGGACATGCCGGACTGGCGCGCTGCCGCGAGGTCCTTGGCGGTCGCGCCGGCGCCACCAGCGCCCCCAGCGCCGGCGCCACCACGTCCTCGACCTGTGCTGATGTCGCGACCACCAGCGCCTCCACCAGCGCCTCCCGCGCCGGCTCCGCCGGCTGCTCCACCTGCTCCGCCACCACCGGAGCCACCGTCGCCAGCCCGCTCTGCAGCTGCCTCGAAGCGGTCACGGACGGTGGCCGGGGTCTTGGACGGGTCCGCGATGCCCTGGTCAACCCACTCGGCGTAGGTCGGGGGCTTGTCCTGGCCCGCGGTGCGGCTCTGGTAGATCGCGTGCATGTCGCCAGCGTCCGCAGGGTCGGTGATCCCCATCTGGCCCACGTTGACCTTGTAGAGCTCGTGAGCCCCGACGGCGGCCTCGAGCTGCTGCTGGAGCTCTGGCACCTTGCCTGCGGCCTTCTTGGACTCGGCCAGGGCTGTCTCGAGGGTCGTGATCTCGGCGCCCTTCGCGGTGGTGACGGCTCCCACCTCGGCGCGAAAGAGCCTCTGAACCTCGTTGATGATCGTGGTGTACTGTTCTTTCGTCATCACGTCGCCAACGCCGTCGATCTTGGTGAAGGTGGCCTGCGGTAGTCCTGTGAGCGGCATGTTCTGTCCTCCTGTCAGGTGATGGATGCGCGGAGCGAACGCTCTGCGTCTGCGGTTGCAAGGTACTTGACGATCTGCGCCTGGGTGAACTCGGGATGGAACTGGAGCACGGCATCTGCCCGGGTGATCAGGCCGAGGGACAGCATCTCGCGCACGTAGTCGGCGCGGGCCTTCAGCTCGCCAGCCGACAGGGGCACGCCCTGGTAGCCGATGCTGTAGCCGGTCTCCGGGATCTCCGATCCCGTGGCTCCGTTGACGATGGCGGCCGACAGCTCCACGCTCTCGAGGTCGCTGCGCCGCAGCTGTGGGATCAGCCGGGCGGCGCTGGCCCGCTTGCCCTCGTTGCTCACGCTCAGGGCGTAGCCGCTGCGGGGGTCGCCGGACTCGCGGATCAGGTCGGCTGCGCTGACCCCGGCGTAGAGCGCCACGCGCTGCTCGAAGCGCTGGATCGACTGGATCAGCATCAGAGGATCGGCGCTGGCGGCCATGCGCTCGACGGTGACCGTGCCCTCGTAGCCCGTCATGGGCTGGACCATGTTGAAGGCCCCGGGCTCGATGGCGACCCATGCGAGCGGCGTACCGTCGGCGTTCTCGACCTTGACGCCCACGGGCACACCGCCGACGAGGATCAGGGTCGCGACCGACCCGTCCCGGACGCAATGGATCCAGAACGTGTTGAGCACGCCCATGGTCAGACTGCCGGCGACAGCCTCGATCCCGTACCAGGCATCCCAATAGCTCGCCTTGGTGAGCGCGTGGTAGGTGCTGCAGGGGATGAACGGGCGGCCCTTGCGGGCTCCCTGGTGCCAGCGCCAGCGGTCGGGCCAGTTTTCGCCGGACAGCATGGCCGAGGTCGCCGCCTTGCCATCCACGGTGGCGTAGCGCTCGGTGAGGTCGTGCATGCGGTCGGCCGACAGGATCTTGTAGCTGGGGGCCATCGGGTCGGTGATGTCCCACTGCTCCCAGGTCCACTCCTGCGCGGCATCCTTGTCGGGACGGTCGCGGTTGTCGGCGATGGCCATCCTGACCGGGCGCCGCGGGGCGCTGGACAGCACGTCGACCTCCACCCGGTGGGGTGGCACGGGGTCAGCCGACAGCCCGCCGACGTCGCTGTGCTCGAGGCGCATGACCACCTCGCGGAGCCCTACGATCTGCTCGCCGGTGGACTGCATCAGCGGCCAGTAGCCGCAGTCGGTGAGGATGCCGCCCTGTGACCTGGTGATCAGCTGCTCCGACCCGGCCGGACCGTCCAGGTGCGGCTCGCTGTCGTAGGGCACCGGGCCGATCTCGCCGCTGATGGACCTGAAGACGTTGCTCGTCATGTCCATCGGGCCCCATGCCTGGCGGCGCAGGGCGGGCAGGTGCGTGGTGATCGCCTTCTCGAGGTCGTCCCAGTACAGCCCGCTGAGCATCCGGTCCCGAAGGGCGCTGTGCTCGGCTCGTGATCGGTCGGACTCGCGCAGCCACGACAGGCCTGAGACGGGATCGGTTGGGAGGGACATGCTCAGCTCCTGCGGATGTGGATCTGGTGCGTCTCGAAGTCGCCGCCGATCTGGGGTAGGATCAGTGGCTTGCAAGCATACCTTAGCGCGTCGATCGGGTCTTTGTACTTTTCGCCCCATGCCCACTTGCCCAAGGCCTCGATCGTGACCTCGCAGCGCTTGTCGATGTAGAAGCACCCGGCGCGGACCATGGCCTCATGGAGGAACCGCACGCCGGCATGGACGGACCCGCGCCCAGCCCCGCGCCCACGCTTCGCGCTGCGCACCGGAGGGCTCAGCCGGTTGCGTGGGATGCGGAGCAGCGCGGCCAGCTCGGTGGCCAGCTCGCGGTTGCTCTTCGTGGTGAGGTCCTTCAGCCCGGCGGCGCCGGTGTAGCGCTTGTCGCCGTGCGCGTGGTCCAGGTGGCGCCACTTCAGCCGGTTGCGCTTCAGCATCTCGAGGATCCTGATTGCGTCCTCGTCCATGAGGGTCGGCCCTTGCGCGATGTACTCGTCCAGGATCAGGATCCGAGGGTGCTCGCGGGAGTCGTCCACGGCCACCAGGGCCGCGCACAGCCGGAAAGCGTCGTCGCCGTAGTCGATGCCGAAGAGCAGCTGCACCTCGGTCGCCGGCATGTGGCGGCTGGCGGACAGGTGCTCGATGACATGGACGTGAGGGTCGAAGGCCTCGAAGGCGTTCCCCTCCATGCGGAATTCCCACTCCCCATCCAGCACCACGGGAGCCTCGTAGGGGGCGACGATCTTCCGCTGGGCGTCGATCCAGTCTTGGTCCATGCACTCGCCGGCATCGGTGTAGAGCGGCTCCGACAGGCCGTCGGGGATCAGGTACTCGGGCCTGAGCGGGTAGTGGTGGTCGGTAATCACGCCCGATTCACACATGTCCTTGAGGTACTCGACGGGGGCATTGACGGGGGTCAGGGTCAGGTAGATGTCCCCACCGGTGCGGGTGGTCCTGCGCTCGGCCTCGGTGAAGGCACGGCGGCGCATGGGGGGCTCGTCAAACCAGATGTCATCCACGGTTGCGCTGGCCAGCGACAGCCCGCGCTGGGTGGTCCACTTGAAGTGGTAGGTGCTCCAGCCGCCGTGGATCGAGCGGATCTTGACCATCGGCTCATGGCCGTAGAAGGCGCCTTTGAGCGGGTCGTAGGTGGTGTGCGGGTGGATGAAGCGGTGGGGGATCAGGTTCCACAACTTCTCTTGGATCTTCCTCGAGCTGGGGCCGGAGCCCGAGACAATCCAGCCGGTGCGCGCACGGGGCTGGAGCTGGCGGTAGGGGTGGATCCCGCGAGCTCGCCACCAGGTCTCTCTGATGCCGGCCCATGTCTTCCCCTGGGCCTGGTTGCCAGCCCGGAACAACTTCATCCTCGAAGGGCACTCGTTGAAGGCCTGCTGACCGGGGAGCCAGTCCACGAAGTCGATCGGGTTGGCCTCCACCCACTCCACCAGGGGCCCCACCAACCGGCCGGATCTACCCACCGCACACCTCGATCACGATGTCGCGGATCTGGCGGCGGGCTGCTACCGGCAGCGCGGTAAGGTCCCGCCGCAGGTCCTCGAGGCGAGCATCCCAGTCGCGGCTCTGCTCGTCCTCAGCGCGGGCCGCTTCCTCGGCGTCGAATATCTCTTGGAGCAGGCACTTCTCTTCCTTGACCAGCGACACGATCGCCAGGCCGTTCGTGGTTCGGCCTCTGGCTTGGCGGACCGTGGCCAGCAGCGCACGGCGCTCCACGAGCATATCGATCCGCTCGCCGGTGACCTCTCTCGGGAGCTCCTCGGGGGCGTTTCGCTCGACGCCCTCTCTGCGGAGCTGGGAGAGGTAGGCCTGCATGGTGCGGGGCACGATGTCGTAGTCGGCGGCCCAGGCCTTGACCACCTTCCGCTCAGGGTAGCCGTCCAGGCGAACCCGAGCGCGGATCTGCGCCATGCGCGCGGCCTTCTCTGGGGATGGTGGGCGTCCGGCCAGGGGGTCTCACAGATATAGGATTGCGTGCACGGATTGCATATTACGATATTGATCGCAAGCCGATCGCCTTGAGAGCGAGAAACCACGGTGGGCTTAT